CCTAAATTATTACATGTCATACAAAGTTATGATACTGCGTTTTCAAAAAAAGAAACTGCAGATTATTCTGCTATAACCACCTGGGGTATATTTGAACCTATAGAAGGTTATGAGAAGTGTATTATTTTATTAGATGCAATGAAAGGTAGATATGATTTTCCAGATTTAAAAAATGTTGCTTTAGAGCAGTATGAATATTGGGAACCGGAAACTGTAATTATTGAGGCTAAAGCTTCAGGACAACCATTAATACATGAGTTAAGACGTGCGGGTATACCTGTTATTGATTATGTACCTGCAAGAGGTAGGGATAAACATACACGTATTAATTCCTGTGCCCCCGTATTTGAGTCTGGTATGGTATATGCTCCTATTGATGAGCATTTTGCACAAGAGGTTATGGAGGAATGTGCGGCATTTCCTAACGGACAATATGACGACTATGTAGACAGTACGACCCAAGCTGTGTTAAGATATCGGCAAGGTGGATTTGTAAGTACCTACTCAGATGATTGGGATGATCCCCCTATAAAAATAGAAAAAGAGTATAAATATTATTAAGGAGTTATTATGCCAAAAAACTTAGGTTATAGAGGATACGGAGCAGCTAGAACCCCTGGATCACAAGATTACGGTTTACAAGATGAGAAGCTTTCTCCTGGAAAAATTTACAGCGCAAAAACAGGAAAATTAATTACAAAGGGATATTCAAAAGGTACAGAACATCCATTAGCTGGTAGACAAGGTAATGTTCTACATAAACTTAAATCACAAAAAGAATTAAAAAAAATTACTGATAGCGATAAATACAAAAAATCTGATTACAAAGGCAAAACTGAAATGCTTGGCGGTAAAGTTTATACCAGAGCCGAGATGGAAAATAAATAAGAGAGGTTAATTATGTTACCACCAAGACACAAATGCCCACCATCAGACAGTCCAAAAAGACCTGAAAAAGCATTTTTAGGTAAACTGTTTAGAAAAAAAGGAACTGCAACTGCAACTCCATCATCATCAAATATTTCTAGCGGAAGTAGTTCTGGAATGGGTGGTCTATTAAAAAAACTTATTGAAAAGAAAAAACATTTACTCATGGGAAAAGCTAAAAGAGGAAAGTTCATGGAAAGAAGAATGAAACTTGCTGGTGCTAAAACAGCTATGACTGCGATCTCCGGAAAAACATCAATGGGCAAAGCAACAGATTACAAAAAATATTTAGAAGGTTTAAAAAAAGCTACAGCAGGTGCTACACCAGGTGGCACAGGTTCAGGCTCAGGTTCAGGAAGTACGTTTCTTAAAAGAAGATTGAAACTTGCTGGATCGTCTGCTCTAGGTGCAGCTAAAGCAACTAAATATGGAAAAATAGCATTAGGTGTCGCTGCTGCGGGATTAACTGCACAACAATACTTAAAATCTAAAATGAAAAAAAATAAAAACAAACAAACTTTAAAAGATTTTAGAGAACAAAAGAAACCAGGAATACCTTCTAAAAAAACACAAACTATTAATAAGGCTAAAATTAAACTTAAAAAATACACTAAAGGTGGTGGTGCTGACACTGGTACAAAGGGTGAATGGAAAAGTGAAGTTGGAGTTATAACTAATAAATTAAAAAGAAAATATAGAACGCTTACCGATCCTGCTCTTTTAAGAAAAGCACACGAAAAAAAATTTAAATCTCTAAGAAAACAAAATCACGATCAAGCTTTAAGACCGGTTCCACAATGGATAAAGGACCGTCAACAGAAAAAAACAGCAGGTCCGGTGGGTGATTTAAGAAGAGTTAATCCTTTTCAAGGCAGACATAAACCTTTAAATTTTTCAAAAAGAACAATGGAGATTTTAAAATCACGAGCTAAAGCAACAAAAAAAATGGGCGGTGGCATGATGCAAAAACCTAGGGGATATAAAACAGGTAGTGATGAATACATTTTCAAGAAACTTAAACCAACTGATAGAACAGGAGGTGGTTATGATGCAGGTATACCAGGTATGCTTAGAGACAAGTATAAAGAAGATGGTATTCATTATAGAAAACCACAAGAAATAGGACCAGATGATCCAAGATCTAGAATATTCAAAAGACATCTTGAAGCACAAGATAGAAAGAAAAAAATTAAACAAAAAATTAAATCTATAGCTAAAGGAATTGCTACAGCTGTGATTCCTGGAGCTAAAGCCGCAGAAATTGCTGGTCAAGTTATTTCAAAAATAAAAAGTTCTGGAAGTTCATCTAAGAAGGTTTCGAAGGGGCCTGGTGGAAGAATAGGTTCAAAAGGTAGACCTATAACTAAAATTGTACCTAAAAAGAATAATGATAATAGTAGAAATCCAAATCCAAAAACACCAAAAAGAATGGGCGGTGGCATGATGCAAAAACCTTCAGCCGGATTCACATCAGGTGGTTCGGTAACCGTTAAAACTAAAATAGGGAAATTTTTTCCGACTAAAACATATTAGGGGGATTAATGTCCCTAAAGAATATTCTATTCGGGATTGGCAAAAAGGTATTTGGTAAGAAACCACAACCATCACCGGTTACCGGAAAACAGCAAGGTTTAATCACATACGAAAAAAAGAACCTTCAATCCACAGGTAAAGATCTAGCTACTCAAGATTTAAAAAATCCCCCAACTATTCTTAAAAAAACTAAGCCCCTTCACATGGGCGATAAAACCCCTCCAGCTTTTGGTTCTTCAACTTATGATTGGGTAATGAAAAAAGGATCAGGTAAATTTACTGCGGATGAATGGGTAGATCATTTAACTGCTACTAGAAAAGAAACATTTAAATTATGGGGTAAACCTGCAACTAGAACTGTAAGGGATACTAAAAGATTTAAGTACGATTCAGGAGAATTTCAAGGGAAAGAAGTAACTATTGGTAAAGACGAATTATTCGATTCTAATCTTGCTATTTTTAATGAAGCGGGCGATCTTACAGGTGGTTTATTATACGCAGCTAAGAAGTTTGGTTTAAAATTAGATGCTAATGAATTAGGTGCTATGATTAAATTAAATCCTATTAATAGATTAAAACCTATGGAATTTGGTATACCTAAAGGAGCTGCGGAAGCTCTAGAGACTCAAGTTAAAACTGCAGGCGAACAAATAAAAGGATTATCCAAAAAATACGCTAATATCAGTGATTCTGTTAAAACAGAATTAGATTCCTTATCCTATCACTTAAAAGGTATTACAGGCACCGGGAGTAACGAACAATTAGTAAATGCAACAGATGATTTTATGTATACTCTTAAAGAGATTAGAAAAATGAGAAAAATAGCAGTTGAGGATAAAAAACTTTTAAATGAAATAATGGGCAATCTAAGTAAAAGAGTTGCTCCTATAAAAGGATCTAAAACAAGATATGCAAACGAAAAAAGTTACACTTTACAAAGTGGAAAAGATTACAAAGAAACTTTATTTTATTTAGACGAGCCAATTGCATCTAACAAAAGTCCTTTAGTAAAAGGAGGGCACTTTAGTGACTCCGGTGCTACGAACCAAATTTATCACGTTAGATATGACACAAGGTTCACTCCAGATAATAAAAAAGTTTTCATGATTCATGAAGTACAATCAGATGTTAACCAACCCATAGCAAAAGCTTTAACTAAACTTCAGCAATTGGGTGGAGAGAGAAGAGTTAATCCTTTTCAAGCCGATATAGAATTAGATTTACTTTCACGTAATAGAGCTAAATTAATGGCAGAGATGAGTGAAGCTGTTGCAAAAAGACAACCAAACAAAGCCAGAGCTATTGGTAATGAAATAAAAGACATTCAAGCAAAATTAAATTCAGTTTTTACTAGAAGGTCAAAGGAAGGTTCTAGATATGATTATTTTCCTATGGTTGAGGCAGATCAATACGGAGACCATGCTTTAAAATATTTAGTACAAAAAGCTGCTAGAGAAGGTGTTGATTATGTAGCCGTTGCTCCTTTTTCTAAATTAAGTTTTAGACAAGGGTATAAAGCAGGGAATGAAAGATTTTATGGATATGCAACTGGTAAAGGTATAGATAAAAAAGGCTCAGCAGTAATGCCTAATCTTATGAAGAAATTAGCAAAATTCTATAATACAAAAGCAGGGCCACAAAAAATTTCTCTTTCAAATCCAAAAAAAGTTTGGAAAAAAGTTGAAAAAGACAAGTTTGAATACCCAAGTGACCATTCTCAAAAAGGAAGAACAATAACAAGTGAGTATCATGCAGGGGATAGTCTAGATAAATTAGAAGGGTATAAACTTATGCACGCTGATGATCCAAGATTGTATTTTGATGCATTTGCTGTTAAAGTGGAACCTTTAATGAAATTCACCCAAAAAACATATAAAGCTACCGGCGGACTGGTGGTGGATATGTTTAAACCTATAAGGTACAATACATTATGGCTGTAGAAAAGAATAACGAATTTATTGAAGAAGAAGTTGTAGAGCAACCTGAAGGTTTACCTGTAGATATAACTATTGAAGGTGAGGAAGAAGTTGAAGAAAGACCTCAAGATGATTTTAATGCCAATTTAGCAGAGGAAATGGACGAAAGAACTCTTAGGGAGATGTCTTCTACATTAGTTCAAGATTATAAAAAAGATAAAGGTTCTAGAAAAGATTGGGAGGACGCATACATAAAAGGTTTAGATTTACTTGGTACCAAATACATAAATGTAACAAGACCATTTAAAGGAGCTTCTAACGTAACTCACCCGATGCTTGCAGAAGCAGTCACACAATTTCAAGCACAAGCTTATAAAGAATTAGTTCCATCAGATGGACCTGTAAGAACACAAACTGTTGGTTTAAAAACACCAGCTATTGAGCAACAAGGAGAAAGAGTAAAAGATTACATGAACTTTCTTCTAATGGAAGAGATGGAAGAATATACAACAGACATGGATCAAATGTTATTCTATTTACCATTGTCCGGTAGTACCTTTAAAAAAATATATTACGATGCACTATTGATGAGACCCGTCTCAAAATTTATACCTGCTGAAGATATTGTAGTGCCTTACTATGCATCTGATTTAAAAGATTGCGAAAGAATTACACACGTCATTAAAATGACGAAAAATGACATTAATAAAAAAATGGCGGCAGGATTTTATAGAGATATAGAATTAAACGAAGGAGAGCCAGAGCCAGATAATTTACAGAAAAAATTACATGAACTTGAAGGAGTCAAAAAAACTGGAGATGATTATTTACATACAGTTTTAGAAATGCATGTTGATTTAAATTTAGATGAATACGAAGAATTTGATGACAAAGCTAAAAAAATTAAAATTCCTTATGTTGTTACTGTAGATGAAGGTAGCGGTGAAATATTATCAATTTATAGAAACTACAAACCAAATGATTTAAATTATTCTAGAGTAGAATACTTTGTTCATTACAAATTTTTACCAGGACTAGGTTTTTATGGTTTTGGTTTAACTCATATGATTGGTGGTTTATCTACTGCTGCAACTCAATCGCTTAGACAATTAATTGATGCAGGAACTTTAAAAAATTTACCTGCTGGATTTAAGTCAAGAGGTATTAGAGTTAGAGATGATGATCAACCAATGCAACCAGGAGAGTTTAGAGACGTAGATGCACCTGGTGGAAACATACGAGATCAATTTTTCCCATTACCATTTAGTGAACCATCTGTAACACTATACAATCTTTTAGGTTTTGTAGTACAAGCTGGACAAAAATTTGCTGCTATCACAGATTCAAACGTAGGAAACGACACACAAAACAGAGCAGTTGGAACTACTGTTGCTCTTATGGAACGTGGCTCAAGAGTTATGAGTGGTGTTCATAAACGTTGTTACTACGCAATGAGACTAGAGTTTAAAATTTTATCAAGAATTTGTTCTGATTTCTTACCTAAAGAATATCCTTATGATGTTTATGGTGGCCCAAGACAAATTAAACAAACAGATTTCGATGGTAGAGTAGATATTCTACCTGTTGCAGATCCAAATATTATGTCTATGGCGCAAAGAGTTACATTAGCACAAACTCAATTACAAGTTGCTTCATCTAATCCACAACTTCATAATTTACATGAAGCATATAGAAGAGTTTACGAAGCCCTAGGAACAAAACAAATTGAAAATTTACTTAAACCACCCCCTAAGCAACCAGAACCCATGGATCCTGCGAAAGAAAATGCACGTGCATTACAAATGCAAATATTAACTGCATTTGAATTT